ATCGACGGCTCCGCCCTCTCCCTCGACCGTCTGGATGCAGGCGCTCTCTTCCGATGCGGTCGTATAGTATGTCAGCGCGATGTCATACTCGTGAACCTTCGGCGCTTCGACCACGACCGTGTCGGTCAGCGGTCTGACTTCTGAAGCGCTGCATGCTGCGAGCACCTTGGCGAGGATCGTCTCGTCCGGCAGTTCGCCGTTCTCGCAGATCGGGATGATCTTGACGACTCCTTCGTTTGTCTTTTCGATCTCGATCTTCAGCTCTCTGGATCCCGCCAGAGATCCACCGGCCAGCAGCTCGATCGTCAGAAGGTCATCCTCATAGGTCGCCTCGTAGTCGATACCGGCGGTTGCCGGTGTGGATCCGTCTGCGAGATAAACTACGAGAGTCTCAGCGATCAGATCGCCGCCTCCTTTATAGGTCTTGTTGCCGTTGACAGTCAAAGTCCGGGCGATCGTTTCCTGCTCACTCTTGACTTTAACGTCGGCGATGGATGCGTCTGCACTCATGGCCCAGTAGCGGTAGCCATTGACCGGGCCGGCCGTTGAGAGCTTTGAAGGCGCGACTCTGATGCGTTCGCGGAGGCTGTCGTCATCTTCTTCGTCAGATCCTCCGGTTGTTACCTCGATATTGCTGACGCTGTCGATGTAGCCGATCAGATCGACGAGGACGTTGATGGATCCGACTGCGATGTCGTCGAAGTCCGTGCCGCCTCCTTCGCTTACTGCTTCGACGTCGACGTAGAGATCACCGGCTTCGATGACCGCCGTCTTTGTTGTCGCGAAGTAGCGCGTGTTGTCGCTCGTCGCTCTCGTGCCTTCCGGGATGATGATGTTCTCCGTGACGGCGCTCTTCATAGAAAAGCGCAGCACTGTCGTCGCTTCTGTTGGTGCCAGTCTTTCGACGCCTACGCGCTCGCCCAGAGCATCGAGAACTTCGCCGCGTGCATAGCGCAGCATCTTCTGACGCGCTGCATCATTTACTGCGTTATACATACCGACGAACAGCGGCACCAGAGCTTCGCCGAAGATCCTGCGCTCGTCGCCCGGATATAGGGGCTCAGAGACGCCGGCCTCCAGCGTGGTGATGACTTCCTCGAAAATGAGGTCGGCATCGGTTGTCATGAACTCGTTACTCATGCGTCGGCCTCCTTGTTGGTGTTAATGGTTGCTTTTATAACGAAGTGCCCGTTTTGAGCGTCTGCCGGTTCGACCTCGATGGCGTCGACCTCGGCTCTCGGCTCGTATGTGTTGAGCATCCACTCAGCGTCCTCGATGATCTCGTCGGCAGCTTGTGCGATCGGAGCGTCGAGGCTTGTGAAGCTGACGCCCTTCACTCTATCGTAGGGCACCTCACCGCGGGCGATCCGGATCAGATTATTGACGCAGACCGCCGGGTTGCTGTTGTTTTTGCTTAGCATGGCATCTCCTCCTCTCACTATTTAGAGATCTGTGAGGCATCCACCCAGCCGTAAACAGTTGAGCTACCGTCTGTGTGGATTACATGGTAGGGGTGCCGCGCCGATTTTGCTATTGCCGTTACCTTTGCCGGGCCTGCTTTGGGGCTTGCTCGGTATGAGGTAGCGGTGGAGCTTACATAGTGCGGGCCTCCTTTGAATTGCACGATGTCACCCAGAGCGATCGTGGAACTCGATGCGGCCGTTTTGGGGGCCGAGTTTACGGCTGAGTTTACGGTCTTTTTCGAGGCCTTGTCTGAGCTTGATGCGGTTACAGACGAGGCTGACTTTACAGAAGAGACTGCCGTCGCCACATCGTCCGCTACATAGGCATCGCTCTCCTCGAAGCTGAAGGTGAGCTTCATGCTCCTGAAGCGTCCGCTGTCGTCGATTTTTATGGCTGACGGCTTGACAGATGTGAGCAGCCAGTTCGGGCCGAACTTTCTGCCGCCGATCTTCAGGATGCCGGTCTGACCGATCCACGCCTCCCAGCTCTCGAACTCCTGCCGGACGTCTATGCCGAGCGCCGCGTTCAGGTTTGAAGAAAATGAGAGTGTTTTCGCTTTCATTCCTCGCTGGTTGGTTAGTGGAGAGCCTTCGACCGCGTTGTTGTTCTCGGCGTTTAGCTCGAAGCTGGTGCTGAGGCCGTCAAAATCGACTATGCGAGACGGAGAGACCTGCCACGTTTTTGTGCCTTTGTTTGTTTTGAAGGTTGCGATCGTTGCCATGTGGTGGCCTCCTTAATTCTTGGCCGCGGAGGTATTACTGCCACCCGACTCGACGCCACCATGGACGTGAGCGTTCACGCTCGTGAGGGTGTCGGTCTTGATGTCGTCAGCTGTGACCTTGCCGGTGACTGTGACGTCGCCGTGGATCGTTCCATACCACTCGCCGTCAGCGCGGCAGAAGATGATGCCGGTCTGATCCGGAAACAGTGCAAACACGACCTCCGTGCCTTTGTTAAGATTGCCCGCTTTGCCCCGGAGCTGTTCTGCTATGACCAGCGGCTTCGTCACGACGCCGTCGGCCTGCTCAGGAATGACGCGGGCCCTCGTGCTGTTTCCGTTTCCGTCAGCAGGGCCTTCGATGGTGCTGATCTTGCCCTTTTGAATATCTGCCATTTAATAGCCCTCCAATGGTTTCCGGAAAAATATTTTTGTTTCGCCCGTCAGGAAGTCGTGGCGGGTTCGCGTGACAAAGATCTTGCCGTTCCAGTTGCTCGCCTTCTCGGTCTTGATGTTGATCACGCTGGCCGCTGCTATTCCTCGCGACAGCTTCCGGCGGAAGTAGCCGGTGCGGGCGTTTTTATTAGCTGCACGGAGAAGGCCACGCGCGAAGCGTGCCGCCTCCGTATTGCTGGCGCACTCGATCGCCGACTTCGGTCTCAGGATCCGGCCGGTGTTTGCGGTGTTGTCGGAGAAGGATCCCCGGAAGGTTCCGCTGACGATTTCGGCGGATCCGTAGGACTGAGCAGAGTCGTCGAAGTATGTGAAGCGGCCATCGACTCCGATGGTGATGGTGTCGGCTGCCGCTTTGGCTTCCATCTGGTGTTCATCGTACATAATCAGAGCGCCGTCATATATGAGCATCGCGCAGCCTTCCAGCTGACAGCGGCGATGCAAGAACTCGAAGTCCGTCTGGCGTTCCTGCTTGATATACGAGTACATGCGATCGGTGACGTTGTAGGTTTTGAACTTCAGGCCGTGCTTTGTCGCGATGTCCTGACCGATCTGGAGCAGTCTCACGTCCTCCCACGACCGGCTGTTCACGTTTTCGCCTGATAGGGGCATAGACATTGCCCGGAGGGTGTAAAGCCCGTTTTCGGGTTGGATGCTGGTGACGTACATAACGCCGGTGTCATCCGCTCCGTCGACGAGCCGCACCTTTTCACCTCTCACGGGTTTCCATACGTTCCAGAGTCCTGCTGCGTCATTGAACCGGAGGAGGAGCTGGTCGCTCTTTTTTTCCGCATAGGTCTCATGCTCGCAGCGGTTGACGCTGATCTTGCTGGCGATGTCTATCCCTTCATAGTAGAGCTTCATCCGCCACGCCTCCATGGCGCCAGCGTTTCGGGCAGCTCTGCCTCGTCGAAGATCGGGATCTTCAGAAGAACAGACTCCTCGAAAATAATGACGTCGGCGTAGTCGGGGTTGTGCTCGATGATGTGGTGCGCCATCTTTTCGTTGTTATATACCTGAAGGGCCAGCTCGTCGAACGTGTCGCCGGCTCTTGTCCGGTATTTAATAAATGCTGACACGATCATACTCGCCGACCTCCTTCTGCCTGAGCCATTCTTCGAGCCAGTCGAAGAACTCGCTCGCGTGTTCCTTCAGGGCTGCGACGATGTCCTCCTTGTCGGTGTCGGTGCCTGCCTCCACCTGCGGAGCATACGTGAAGCCGCTGAAGTCGTAGTAGATGATGGTGGTCTCGGTCAGCTGTCCGAGGCTGAAGTCATCGAGCTCCATGAGCTTTCCCGCCTGAGCGATCAGGGGCGTCTCATTTGCTCCGGCCTCAGCTTCCTCCATTTGAAGTGATGCAGCTGTCGCTGCGTTCGCCCCGGCGTTCAGTTCGACATCGTCGAGAACTCCGAGAAGTTTGCCTGCCTGCTTCCAGTAGCCCACGTTTTCCTCGTGGTATGCAGGATCGAACGAGATGATCGCCTCCGTGCCTGCCTCGCCGGCGATGCTCATGCCATCGGTAAATCCGCCCGCGGCGAAGCGCGGTAGCGTCACCTTCGGAATGAGGTCAATTTCTAAGCCCACATGCTCGGCCACGGCGTTGATGCCCTTAATGATGCCGTTAATCATGTCGATGGCTCCGTTGATGACGGACTCGACCGTTGACGGGATCAAGTTGAAGATGCCCTTGAACATGCTGACGATGCCGTCCCATGCCTGCTCCCAGTTTCCGGAGAATACGCCGGAGATAAAGTTGATCAGGCCGCCGAAGATGGTCATCAGGTTGTCGATGATCGGCTGGATATTCGCCATGGCTCCGCCGAGCACGTCACTGAAAAGACTGGCGATGAACTGAAGGATCGGCTGGAGCGGTTCGAGGATGCCGATGATCAGCGATCCCAAAATGTCAATCAGAGGGCCGATGGCCATGAGAATGAGGTCGAGGATCGGCTGGAGCAGCATCAGGAATAGGTCGAGGATCGGGCCGAGCAGCGAGATGATTATATTGAGGATCGGCATCAATACGCCGAGGATCTCGATCAAAAGAGGCAGCACGGCGTCGATTATTTGGATCACGACCGGCAAAAGCGAGTTGATCAGCTCGATGATGACCGGCAGGATGGCCGAGAGTATATCAGCGAGCAGAGGTATCAGCATGCTCAGTAGGCTTATGATCACCGGCAAAACGGCCTCCGTGATTTCTGTGACCAGAGGCATCAGCGAGTCGAGCAGATCGAGCACGACCGGGAGGATCTGGTCGATAAAATCCATCAATATCGGCAAAATTGTGCTGATCAGATCTTTCAGCACGGGGAGGATCGCCTGCACGATTTCCAAAAAAATCGGCACGAGCTCGTGGATCAAGTCGATCACCACCGGGAGGATGGCGTCGATTATCTGAGAAAACAGAGGCATCAGTGAACTCAGCAGATCGCTGATCACCGGGAGGATGGTCTCCACGATTTTCATCAGCTCAGGGAGTAGGGCCTGAATGACGCTGACAATAAGTGGTAAAACGTCCTCGGCGATGAAAACGACGATCGGCATGAGCATCTCTGCCAGCTGAATGAGCACCGGCAGCACTGTGCTGATGATTTCCACCAGCGGCGGGATCAATTTTTCCGCGATGGCTGCCACCACTCTTACGATCGGAGGTACCAGCTGCGCGAGCAGAGGCCCGATTTTTGCCACCAGATTAGAGATCAGAGGCGTGAGAGTTGCCGCAAGATCTTGGATGACCGGGATCAGACTCTCCATGAGGTCGCCGACGATCGGCATGAGCTCATTCAGCGAGTCGAACATGGTCGCGGCCAGAGGTTCCAGCGCGACCTGAGCCTGCTGCTTGAAGAGCTGAAGCTGTTCTGCGAAGTCGTAGGTGTCGGTGGCGCATTCGCTGATGGTTTCGCCGTTCTCCATGAGGGACTTCGTCAATTCATCCGCAGAGATCGAGCCGTCCCTGAGTGCAGCCGCCATGGTGGAGGCTGCTCTGGTTCCGAACACTTCGGTGGCGATCTCCGTCGCCTGAGTCATGTCCTTCGCGTTGATGATGGCGTCAGCATACATGTCGAGGCCTTCGGCTGCGCCGATGCCTTCTTTTGCGAGAGCTGCGGTGCTCTTTTTCATCGCGCCGAGGACTTCCTCGGTATTAACGCCGGCCTTTTCGAGTTGGCCTACCAGTGCGGCGGCTTCCTCGAATGAGTAGCCCATCTCTTGAAGCTGCGGGCCGAAGCTCTGTACGGTCTCCATGAGTTCCGTGAAGCCGGTGCCGGTCGACTGGCTGACCTTGAACACGTAGTCCATGGCGCCGCCCATGTTGTCGGCGTCTATATTCCACTGTTGGAAGGCCTTGGAGCTCGACTCAATGACTCCGCTGAGATCCTCTCCCAGCATGTCGGCCACTTGGATCGCCTGCGTCGAGACGCCCTGAAGCGTCTCGCCGGTAAGGCCGAGCCGTGTGTTATAGTCTGCGATCGCAGTGCTCGCGTCCTCCATGGTCGTCGGTACTGAACTATAAACAGCATCGAAGTCGTCCATCAGACCTTCGAGCGCTTCGCCGGTTGCTCCGGTTCCGATCCGGATGGAGTCGTTCACTTCATCGAATTGACTGCCGAGGTCGACGAGATACTTGCCGGCCTCGATGGTTGCCTTTCCGACTGCGACGGCTCCGGCAGCTGCCGCTGCTGCGACTGCTACGGCCTTCAGATTGACCTTGTCGAGCTTTCCGCAGGTTTCCTCGACGGCTTTGCCGAGTGTCGGGCTGACATTTCCGGCGATCTCGACGATCGCCTGCAAAACTTTATTTTTCACGCCCGATCACCTCCTTCGCCTTGCTTTGCCCAGTTTTGAGGGCATGCTTTGCTGGCGGCGTTCGTTTTCTTTTGCAAGATCCTCCGCCGCTTCGGCATAGTCAGTCATGAACTCGGTCAGTCGTTTTCCTTCGAGCTCTGTCGTTCCGGTGTGGTAGACGCGGGCATAGTCTCGGAGACATTTTCGGATGTGTCGTCCGTTGATTTTCCCGCCGAGGCGATAATAAAATTTCGGCCGGCCTTCATGACTTCCATGACGTCGGCGCCCTTGATACGCTCCAGATCGTTGAAGTCGTACTCAGGGTTCACTGCGAGGATCGCAGCGAAGCCGAGGTAGAGGTGCAGCGAGTAGTCCAGCTCGACAGCGGCAGAGGAGGGCGCTCCCTTGGAGCCGTTGGCTCTGGTTTTGCGGTACTCAGCCTCAGCGAAGCCGGAGGGCGTGATTTCATTCACGTCGTAGGTCAGCTCTGCGACTTCTTTGCCGTTGATCTTGATGGGGTTTTTGAGTTTGATGGTTTCCATGTGGTTGCACTTCCTTTCATGAATTAGCCCCCGGAGCAGAGAGCATCCGGGGGCTGTTAATTAAAGCAGAGACGCGATTTTGCTGTAATAGTCGACGCCGTTGATACGGCAGATCTGACTGAGCTTGTCGATGCAGCAGATCTCAGTGCCGCCGACAAAAAGCTGATAACGGGAAACACCGAGAGCTACTTCGCCTTCGATGTTGCTGCCGATTTCCAGACCGAAGCCGGGGATACCCTTGGGGACGCCGGTGACGAAGGCCTTGCAGCCTTCGGGTGCGGTTGTGCCGTCGCCCTTCAGCACGTTCTGAGCCCATCTGAACTCAAAATTGTGCTTCTGGGGTGTCATCATGCGACTGAGTCCGCGGTCGATGCCGACCTTTGTGATCGTTGCCTCCATGGCCTCGATCAGGCCGGGGAGGATGATCTCCAGAGTTCCCATCGCGTTCACTTCAGATGTGAGGAAGTTTACGGCGGGGAGAGTCACGGAGACGTCCTGCGCTGCAAGCTGGTTGTCGCAGTAGCAGCTATCAGCCAGCACTGCGTTCTTCTTATCCTGCCATGCCATTATTCTTCACCTCCCAGAAGTGAAGTAAATCCCGCGTCAGTGTAGCACACGACGCCGGTCGCAGCTTTGAGAGGAGGCGCGATAGTTGCGCGGATATCCCATCTGAAACTGCCGTTCATCATGTTGTCCGTCGTGTTGTTTGTTTCGAGGAACTCGACGGAAGGAGAGCCGATCAGAGCGCCCTTCGCCACAAGGACGTCGAGCTTCTCCTGCTCGCGGTTCAGGATCGTGTCGCGGAGCGCCAGAGATATGGGCTTGTCGATGGTGGTGCCCCACTCCTTCTGGAAGGAGTTCACGATATGGAGCAGCATCAGCATGTTCACGTCGAAGATCTCGCGAACTTTGTGGTTGCCGCCGTGACTGTATGCAGCAGTGTGGTCGCCCCATACTCTCCAGTTGCCCTCCCAGTAGATTGCGGTGGAGATGCCGGCAGCGGTGAGCTTGTTCGCTTCAGCCTTGTCGAAGCCGTTGCCGGTTCCGTTGGGTCCGATGTAGAGGCCGGTCGCAGGGATTGCTTTGTTGCCCTCAGTCTCGAAGGGGATGTTGTCGTTCGCCAGATCGCAGCGCATCTTCTCCACCAGCGCGAGTGTTGCGAGGTGGTAGATCGTGCTTCCATCCTTGACCATAGGCCAGTACACCTTTGAGAAGCCGGAGGTGTAGGTGCTCTGCTTAACTGCTATTGCTCCATCGATCGTGTTTATAGCGTTCGAAAGGTCTGCATAGACAAATGCACACCAGTGGCCGTTGATGTTCTGAGAAGCTGCCACGAGTGCGTCGTAAACAGTTGTCTGATCAGTCCATCCGGGCGCTGCGAGGTATGTGGGGATCACGTTGCAGTTTTGATATACCAGTTTGAGCGCTGCGATGCCGCTCACGGATCCGTCAGTGTTTACTTTGCCGATAACATCATTCCCGGTCACGCTGGTGATCGTGTCGTAGGACGCGGAGATTGTGGTCATCGCAGTCTTGCCCTTGTCTGTGATCGTCAGGATGCCGGTCTCGAAGTTGTAGTCGAGAGTGTAGTCAGTGCCGAGCGTCTTGTCATCTATCGCGAAGGATTTGAGGATGATGTCGTCGGCCGTGATGGTTGCCTTTTTGTTGGCGAATGTCAGGCTCGTGGTGGTCTTGCTGGTCGCTTTGTGATTTGCAGGATCCAGCACATTGATCACGTAGATCGGGCCGACGTTGCCGTTCTTATTGGCAAAATGAGCGGCCACGGCTTCGCAGAGGGTGTATTTTTTCCACTTTGCGGAGTCAGAGAAGTGGCCGAGCTTCTTCTGAGCGTCGCTCAGGTTGCTGATTTTCACCGGAGTGTTGACCGCGCCGGTATAATCAGCCAGAAGGTTGACGGGCGCGGTTCCGAAGTACACCGCAGCCATGCCCGCCTGCGCGGCGTTCTGGGCGATGTCGTTGCCGATCACGCCGTAGACGCCATATTTATATTCTGACATGGTTTTGCCTCCTTATAAAAATTCTGAGTAGGCTGCGCCGGTTCTGGCGAGCCCTCTCTCAATGGTAAAGATCACCCACGCGCCCCAGTAGGGATATAGGTCAGAGATCTGACCTTCCTGCTGAAATTGTCCGTAGGTGATGGTGAGCTCCTTCACGACTCTGAGGCCGTTGAGGTACTCGGCGTTCTCGATTTCTCGGAGCGAACGATCCACGAACATCCAGACATCCTTCCAGCCTTCGGCATTTCGCGCGAACGACTGCTCGGAGGCGTTGCCACCGATTTGAACGCCGGGATCCTCGGAACCTTGTGCCGTTGTCGTTTCGGTTGCTCGTGTTAGATCTCCGATATGGTTGCCGGGGTTCCATGCGGTGAAGCTGAGCTGGAGCTTCATCCGTCCGTTGCCTGCGATCATGTCATCGCTGCCTTCGAGCAGCTGCACGACCACGGAAGGGAACGGAGCGATCACACCGGGTGGGAGCTTATCCTTGCCCGGCTGATACATAGCGAAGGCCGTCGGGTTGACGAACTTCTCTTCGTAGCCTTCGCCGTTGTTTTTGTCGTCCGGAAGTTTGAGCTTTATCTTCGGGCAGACTGACTCGTTGAGCCAGTCCGTCACTCTTTCGATGCCCTGCACGATCGTCATGTCATTGCCTCCTTATCCTGCCATCTGATGGCTCAGATATATCGTCGCTATGCCGCCGTCTGTTCTCCACGAGATGATGGTGCACTCTCTTCCGTCGACATTCAGACTCTCGCCGGACGGTCGCTGCTCTGGGAGATCCTCCACACATGCAAAAAGCACGAGATCGAAGGCAGCGAGGCCGATGCCCTCGCCTTTTTTCGACTCGTCGAAGGTCTCCTCATCCAGCACTGCCTTGATGGTTCGGCCTTCGATGAAATGCTCGTCACCGAACTCGTCGAGGTTCAGGAAGATGCCACGATCGGCCGCCATCATTTCTTTGAAACTGCTCACTCGACCACTGTGTCAGCATCGAGGTCGGGCAACTCTGCGCGAGCCGCGTCGATCGCTTCGATGACTTCCTTCTTTGATCTCATGGAGCTGGCGTCGACGCCATACATGGCCGCGATCTGCTTCAGCTCGTCGAGCTTCATGTCCTCATTGTACTCAGGGCACTCGTCGACGATCACGTCCTGAGTGTCAGCTTCGGAGCCTTCAGTGGGCTGAACGTCGTCCTCGGATCCGTCTGTCTCCTGATTGTTCTCAGAGCCTTCAGTGGGCTGAACGTCGTCCTCGGATCCGTCTGTCTCCTGATTGTTCTCAGAGCCTTCAGTGGGCTGAACGTCGTCCTCGGATCCGTCTGTCTCCTGATTGTTCTCAGAGCCGTCGGGAGGCAGTTTGGTCTCCTCTTCGGTGACTGCGGTGATATACTCGGCCACGCCGAGACGAACGAGGCGCTCCTCTTTTTCTTCAGTGAGCTCGATGGGATCACTGCCTGCGGGGATCGCCTGAATGAACGTACCGCAGCGCATACCATAGGAGCCTTTGATGATCTTAATCATGGCGTTTTTTCCTTTCTCGCTTATTCGTTGATCGCGTTGATGACGTACCAAGCGTTCTTGTTGTTGGGGATGCAGAGGGGACAGCTGGTGAGGTAGAGCTCGCGGGTGTTGCCCTTTGCATCGCTGAAATACTTGGGTACGCGCTTCGCTGCGTAGGTGTGGAACTGGCCGTCAGACTGCTCGACCTGAGTAACGGCGCCGTAGAGAGTGCGGCCGCAGCCGGGAGCTGTGACAATCGCCTTACCGGCCGTGATGTAGGTTACGTTCTGGCCTTCGTCGTCAGTATAGGTCTCGCTATACTGGAGCACGTCGACCACGTGGCCCTTGCAGTTCAGGCGGGCGATTTTGGTCACGCCGATGGGAAGAACAGCGGGATCCACGCCGCCGATGTGGAAGTTGTTGGTGTCGAGGAGCTTTTGGATCTTCTCGTTTTCGAGAATAGCAGAGCCAACGTCAGGCGCTACGATCAGGTCGGTGTGGGCGAGTCCCTTTGCAGCGAGCAGCTCGCAGACTGCATAGATGTCGCCGAGGATGTCGGCGCCTGCCTCGTCCCAGTCCACGTCAGGAGTGAACTGTGCGGGGTTGTTTTCACCGTCGAAGAACTGGATGTGCACTTCCTCGCCTTCCTTCACATCGTCAGCGATGTGTACCATTGTGCAGCCGTTTGTGAGAAGTGTCTCAGCTGCCATGGCTTCCTCTCTGCGGGAGATCATGATGTCCATCTCCTCGAAATCCTTCATCATAAGCGCGCCCTGACGCTGTGCGGGTGTGAGCTTGGAGAACAGAGCCTCGCCGAAGCCCTTCTTCTTCAGATCATCCGCAGTCATGGGACGCTTGGGTGCGATGTAGGGGGGAGTGTAGCGCTCCATGTGGTAGCCCTTACGCAGAACAGTCACGCCGCCCTTGCGAGGTGCCACGAAGGGCGCCAGAGTCTTGTCGCCGTCTCTGTACTCCACGAGCACGTCCTCAGTCGCGAACAGATCGGTGCTGTCGTTTGTGGGGAAGTAGCGGTCGCGGAGGAATGTGTGCAGGGGATTGATCTCCTGAACAGCTGCCAGCATGGTATGAGTGGAAAAAATATCAAGTGCCATTTTTGTCTCCTCCTTTTTTATGCTTCGATCGCATCAGACAGCAGGATGCCGACAGTGCGAAGAACTTCCTCGTCTGCTGCGGTCAGCACGTAGCTGTTGAGTGTGATCAGTTTGTTGCGGTTGAAGTGGCCGGTGCGGTATGCAGTTGCTACTGCTTCGCCGCTGTTGTTGCAGTCCTCGGCCAGAACATACACTGTCTGCCCCGTTGCGATCTTTGCAGATAAGGGGACCTGAATAGCGCCGGGGCTACCGGTCATGAGAGTGCCACGCTTATACGAGCCAGCTATCACCTTGATGGTGACGATGTCAGCGTTGCAAGCTCCGTTGATGATGCCGTCATACTCGACGGATCCGATGTTTTCGTTGAGTTTCTTGCTCATTACTTTTTACCTCCAGTCATGGATTTGTAGGCGTTGATGATGCCGTCAAATTCTGCCTTGTCATCATCGCCGTTGTCGGGGTTGCCTCCGTTGGGCTTGCCGGTCACATCAGCGGCGCCGGATGCTGCGGCGTCGTTCTTTACACCGGCGAGGTGTGCAGCGCCCTGAAGCGCCTGCTTCTGCATAGCCTTCAGCGCGAGCTGAGCGGCGTCGCATGCGTTCTCGCCGTACTTAGCGTCAGCGATCAGCGGAGCGTCGCCGATCTGGGCCTCGATGCTCTCGATGGCCTGAAGGCGGGCTCTCTCGTTGTTCACGATGTCGCCGCGAGCAGCTTCGACTGCGGCGCGTTCGATGCTTGCCACGAGCTCAGGGTGCTGAGCTCTGAGTTCCTGCTCTGTCATGGGGTTGTTTCCTCCTTCGTTGTTTTTGCCGGCCTTGTTGGTCGGTCTGGTTTTTGTATTTGTGCCAGCTGCGGGTGCAGCGGGATCACCTTTGATAACCGGAATACCTCCGGGGATGTTGTGGAAGGCCTTGACGTCGTGGCGAACGCCGGCGACGAGCAGTACCTTCTTGTCTGCGCTTAGGCTCATTTCGGGCCCGCCCTCTCCGAGGAGAGTGTTCGCGAAGCCCTTGTCGACAGCTGTCTGGCCGACCATCCACGTCTCCTTGGTCATCATGCTGCGGAGCGCGTCGGTCTCGATGCCGGTCTTGGCGTGGTAGATCTCAGCGATGGCCTGCTCAGCGGCATCGAAGCCTTTGACGGCTTGCTTCAGGTCTCCGATGTTCATGTAGTCATAGAACAGACCGGAGACGCCGTGGATCATGATCATGCTGCCGGGATAGACCTGCACATCGTCGCCGGCGCAAGCAATAACAGACGCAGCACTCGCTGCGATGCCTTCGACGATGACTGTCTTGTGGCCTTTGAGCCCTTTGAGCGCGTTGTGGATCGCGATGCCGGTGTAGAGGTCGCCGCCGCAGCTGTTGAGCTTGATGGTGATCTGACTCTTGTCTTTGACCTGAGCGAGATCGTCGAGGAAGCCTTCGGGCGTGATATACATGCCGGGCTCAGGCTCACCCGTCCACCAGTCGACCGGCTGCTGAGCGCACACGTCGCCGTACATGGTGATCTCGGCCGCGTCGCCTTCTGCATTGTCGACGATGTTCCAGAACTTCTGGGCCGTCTGAGCAGGCGCGGGGCCGTTAATCAGTGGGATCCTTCTTGCTCTCATGTGGATCTCCTCCTTCTTGGTTTAGTTTGTTGACTATACGAGGAAGCAGGGCCTCCACGAACTGATCCATCGGATCCTTCGCAGCGCTTCCTCCATTTGCCTGCGCGAGGCGATTGTTCTCGTCGATCAGCTGCTCGACGTTTGCCTCGTATGTACCGCCGTTCAGTCTGATGGTCGACTGCTCGCGAGTGCTGAAGCCTTCCTCGCAGGCCATTTTCTCGGCCGTGATTTCCTTCACGGGATCGAGTTGTCCCTGAGTCGGGCCGATCCACTCGGAACCGAGCCACGCCGCTCTGACTGCCGGATCTGAGAAGAAGCCGGGAGCAATAAGGCGGCCACGGGCGACAGCCTCGGCCATCCATACCTCATAGAGAGGACGGCAGAAGTCGTCCACGAACCATTCGCGGCGCATTTTGAAGGCTTTCCACGCCTCCAGCAGAGCCGCCCGGCTCGCGCTGTATGATGCGTTGAATGACTTCAGAAGGAGATCTGCGGGGATCTCCAGAGCTGCGCCGACCTGCTTGCAGATTGCCACGACGAAGCCATCGAAGCCTCCGGCCGGTCGCTTCGGATCTCCGAACACGACGTCCTCACCGGGCTTCATGATGTTGATCTGACCGGGGCCCATCTCGTACTCGCTCGGATCGTCGCTCACCGGTTCGATGCCGTCGCCTCCGACTTCGGGGAAGGGGTTCTCGTTCGGATCTGCTTCGGTCTTAATGAACGCAGTGAAGAAGCTCTCGACCACGGCGGCCGTGAGCTCGCTGTCAGTATAGCGTCGCATCTGGAGCAGGGGCTCGATGACCTGCGCGAGATAAGAGACGCCGCGGTATTGTTCCGGGCGTTCGGTCTCCATGATGTGGAGAACATTCGGCAGGCCGGTCTCCTCGCCGTATGCGAGGACGCGCTTCCAGTCCGTCAGCTCGGCTGTCTGCTGGAAGGGGTAGGTGTTCCGGATGTGATATGCGACGATGCGGCCGTTTTTATCGACTTCGACGCCGTCATAGATCCGGTTGCCCGCTTCGGTCTTACCTTCTGTCATGTTCGAGAAGAACGAGGCGCCGGCGGTCAGCTGCATCGGCGTAGATACTCGATCCGCTTCGATCATGTGGAAGCGTAGGCCGTAGGGGTTCAGCACTGTGGGATCCTCGTGCTTCAGGAGGACGATCATGTCGCCGGAAACGAGGCACGACGCCAGAGCGAGCTGCTGCGCGGTGTAGAAGTTATTGACTCCGATCGCGTCGCAGTTCCTTTTGTTGGCGGCCCAGATCTCGAACTCTTCCTCAGCTTTCCGCTGCCACTCTTTTGCCTGCTCAGGAGTCAGGCCGAGCTTCACGCGGTTGATGCGGCTCTTCAGCTGAAGGCCGCAGCCGATGACGTTCGTCCGGTTCGTCTTGATCGCGCTTGTCGCCACGGGTGCCGCCATGTAGAGCATGCGAGCACGCTGTCGCATTGTGAAGTTGTGCGCGTCGATGTCCTCGCGTGGCGATCCGCTCACCGCGAGGAAGCCCTTCAGCGCCTTTTTTGCATAGCTGGCGCCGGCGTCTCCGTAGCCTTTGTTCGCCGGTCTTACCGGCCGGGCGCCGATGGGTGCCAGTTTATTGTCATCCATGTCGTCGCCTCCTTACCAGTCGCGCGGAATAACGCCGACTGCTTTCCTGACAGATCTGCCGGAGAGCTGCCCTTCGAGGAGCTTGATCTCTTCTTCGAGCTCTTTGATGGCTGCCCTGACGTTGCTCAGATCTGTCTGATACCTCGCGAGGTTTCTGCTTCCGATGCCGTAGCTCTGCACTCCACCGGTGAGCATGTCTTTCTCGCGTGCGAGGTAGGCCGCGAGTCGCTCCTTCTTGGAGTCGATAAGCATTTGTATGGTCTCTCTGCTCATGAGCTACCTCCTTTTACTTACCAGTCACTTCCGCCGTCCAGCTGCCTATTCTTGGCGGTGCGTTTTCTCGCTGGCTTTTGATGTTGTGCTCCTTGTGAGGTCGCTGGATCGGGTGCGTTCTTCAGCCGCCGCTCGATTGCGTCGAGATCCGGATCGACGATCCGGAAGCCGGCGTTTGCATAGTTGCGGCAGTCGAGCGCCTCGTTCCTTTGGTGTCCGGGGATCTTCTCCCACGACCATCGGTCGCCCCGCTTGGAACGACTGAGCACGAGCCTCTCCGATAGCAGGCCGGAGAAGAAGGTGGCGTCATAGCCTCGATCGTCTCCGCGAGGAAAGTGGAGATAGTTCGGGCCGGGTTCTTGAACCTTCAGGGCGCCCATGATCTTCGACTTTCCCGCGTCGACTCCGATGGTGTAGAGCCAGCACGTGATCTTCTTGTTGTCCTTCAGCGGAACGCGCGAAGGCAGGCCGACGAACGGGATGTCCGGGCCACCTTTTCCCTTAATAGCAAAGACGCGCTTGCTGTGTCGCTTACGGCATGCCGCATATACCTCCTGAGTATAGTGGCCGCCGGAGTCGACGCAGGTGATGCAGATCTTCAGGCCTCTGCCGTTCTGGAACCGGTACACATGATCGACGACGTCATCGAGGCGCTGCCAGACTTCTTCATTGTCCGGCTTTCCCATGATGATGCCCTTCTTGATGCCCCAGCTCTCGCCGTAGTGGCCATAGCCGACGACCTCGTACTCCAGACGATTGTCCTGAGTGTCGACGCCGCAGGTCAGAGCGAGAACGCCCTCCGGCAGCTCGGCGGGATATTCCTCCCGACGTGCCATGATGGCGTCCTCGTCCTCCAGATCTCCGCGATCCTCCCAGAGCTCTCCCAGTAGTGTGTTGTACACTACTTTCAGGCGCTCCGGATCGTTCCTTGCTTCGAGGAAGCGCTGCGCTATTACCGACCACGGCATCCACGGGCTGGCGAAGGCGTTGAGCCAGAAGGATCGCACTCCGCGCTTGTAGGCGTCGGGGTTCTCTGCGATCCACTTGGCGGGCTGCTTTCGCATGATGTCCTCCGGTGTTAGGCAGCCGCACGAAGGGCAGGCCCAGCCGATGGATGTGATCGTATAGCTTTTTTTGCGGTTGACTTCCTGAGTCTCAAACTCGAACTTTACCGAGTCGAACCGGATGTCATGCCATTCTCCGCACTCAGGGCACTGATGACACCAGCGCTCCTGCGTGCCGCGGTAGAATGAGGCCTCGATGTTGCTCCGGCCTTTGATGGTCGGCGTCGATACCTCGACCGCTTTTTTATTGTAAAACGTGGCTTGTCTGGCCTTTGCCAGCTCCCACGGATCACCCTCAGTACCGGCACTCGGCGCCCAGCGGTCACGCTCATCGCCGAAGATGTACCGGGCCGGCGTTGATGCCAGTGCGCTCGCACTGTTTGAGCCGGTCATCGTCAACATACCTCCGGGGAATGACTTCTGGAGGATGGTGTTCCCGCTGTCTCTCGTCTTTACGTCGGAGACTTTCGCCTTCAGGGGTTTGGTGTCCCTGATCATCGGCGCCACGCGAAGGCGGGAAAACTTTCGCGCGTCATCCAGCGAGGGCTGCACAAAAATCGTGCTTGCCGGATCTTGGTCGATGGAGTAGCCGATGCAGTTCAGAAGGAACTCGGATTTGCCGACCTGCGAAGCCGCGACCATGACGATGTTCGTGACCTTCGGATCGTTGAAGGCGTTCATCGGTTCCTCCAGATACGGAGTCCGGGAGGTTCTCCACGGGCCCGCCTCGGCTGAAGTTTCGGGCGAGAGCCGGCGGTGGCGGTCAGCCCATTCCGCAACAGTCAGATCATCAGGCGGCGCGAAGGCCCGGATGGCCGGCGCGATCGCTTTGTTCAGTTGAGTGTCTCGCTTATTCGTCGTCTGAGTCCTTTGTGAGCTCGCTCCAGCCCTGACGATCTCGGACGCGCTTCTTGTAGGCGTCGGAGTTGTAGGTGTAGTTGGAGAGCTCCAGCAGGATCGCGTTGACTTCCTGCTTTATCCTTTCGGATATTTCCGCCGGCTTGTCGATTGTGGCGAGGTCGATCGCGAGGCGACCGGGCAGCGCCATCATCATGCTGCGGATAGTAAAAACGAGGTCGGTGGTCATGGCTTCGACGTCCTCGCTGCGGTGCATCTCGCCTTTCAGCTCTTGGAGCTCCATCTCGGCGATCTCTGCCTTTGTCGCTTTGAGATCTGCGTCGGCCTTTATCTTCCGGCTCTCGTTTTCGGTGTCGTCTTTGTTGCCGCCTTTACTGTTGCATTTTTCCTGAAGGTATGCGATATACCTCCGGACTGTGTCGAGTAGATCATAACGGCGCTGTCTGCCGACCTGCTCGGTTTTGAGGATCCCGTCCTGCGTCAGCTGTTGGATCCGGCGGACAGTGAGGCCGAAAAGCGTCGCGATGATCTTCGCGTCGACGTGGTTCTTCTGGGACGCCTTTGCGGCGCCGCTTTCTGTTGCCATCTCCGTCCTCCTTTCCTCTTTCTGCGTAACGAAACGGGCTAAAAATTTTTTATAAAAACTACTCGGATTTTGGGATCGCGAGCACCGCAGGGAAATAAAATCTCCGGAAGAACCTACCGAGAAAAATTTTCGCGCATTTCTTTCAGCGCTTCGGCCTTCGGGCGGCCTTGCCTACTCTGGAGGCTCTTCCGGTTATTTTTTTGTATAATTTTTTCGCAGCGTCGGACGGCTGCGGCTGGCTGGCTCACTGCTTCTCCTTGATCCTCGCGATGTTATGCTCGAACCTTGTCGCGAGGAGTTCATCCATGCGGGCTTGTATGTCGGCCGCGACCTTTTCGTTCGTGATCATCTGAGGGATGCTCACTGTCTTGACGACGTCGATCGGGTAGCGCTTCTCTGTTGTCCTTCTGAACGGGATCTCTGTGGTGCCCGCCGATCCGGATGGTGCGAGGAACACGGCAGTGCCGAGGGCTTTCTTTTGTCCCTTATAGATGCCGGCTTTTACTTTGTACTTCCTGCCGCCTTCCGGGCGCTTCTTCGGCGTCATGGAGAAGTGCGTGGGAGTGAGGACTCGGCCACTGTATACGAGCTGCATGTTATCAATGGTGATACCTTTCACCTTTATGGAGCCGACTGTCTTGGCCTTGCCTTTGGCGGCCTTGCCTGCTTCTGTGACCTCGCTGCTCTTGATACCATAGACGGCCGTGACAGCTTTCGTCACCTGAGCGGGCGCTCTGCTTCGGCAGTCGGAGACTGTTCTCCTGATGGCCTTGTCTATGTCCTTTTGTTCGATGTCCTTCAGGCCGTTGACCACTTGGGAGAACTTCGGCAGGCTTACGCTGGTTTTCATGGGGTGGCCTCCTTTGCCTTGTGATCTGGTTCCCGCCTACCCCGCTGCGCAGCATCTTTTCATCAGCCTCCGGCGATAGATCAGATCGCCAGCACTTAACTTCTCGCGCTTCAATGCCCGCCGGCGGGGTGGTGCAGGCGGAGAGATTTGAACTCTCACGGCCGTGTGGCCACGGGCTTCTGAGGCCCGCGCGTCTGCCAATTCCGCCACGCCTGCATTTTTGACCATAAAAAAACCGGCCCGAAGGGGAGGGGCCCCTTCTGCCGGTCTTTGATATTTTACATTTTAGCGGCTTAAAATCTGCCGTTCAATTCCTTTTCCTGCTTTTTTCTGCCCTTCTTTCAGAGTTCCGCAGGAACTCCGTCGGATTTCGGTCGATCCATTTCGTTCAAAACGATGTTTTTACGGGCCTACAAAGCCGTCGTGGTATAACTTCTCGACCAGATCCACGGCGTCGTAGTTTATCTCGTGTCCCCATTCGTCGCACAAAATCTTCAGCATCTCGAAGCGGGAGGGGGTGAGTCCGTCCGCTTTTATCTTTTCCACCTCATTGACGAGGGCCGCGTAAATATCTGTTTTGTTTTTCATGTTGTTCTCCTTTTTATCTGTCAGTGATGTGCAATTCTTTTTTCAGTGCGTCTTGGAGTACGGCGGAAAAATTCAAGTCCGCAGCCTCGGCTTCTTCATTCAGCCACGACGGGATTGTCAAATTTTTTCTCACGGTGCGGTTGTCGTGCTTCCTGCGGTACTCTTGGAAGTTAACATCGACGAGCGTCACGAGATCGTTATTCTCGGTTTTGACGTCCTCCATGCGAGAGGGCTGCGGAATTTGCTGACCTTTGTCTTGCATATAGCATCCGCACATTCCAATAGCGTCCCGTGCCATTTCCATCGCTTCGGGTATTGTTTCTCCCTGAGTGTTGATTTCAAAGTCGGGCACAAAAACGACGAAGAGATCGCCGTCGCGTTGGATCGTAATGGGGTAGGCGTTTTTCATTTTTTGTTCCTCCGTTCAGTAAAATAATATATTGCAAGGTCGGGGGGCTTATTTCAGCCCCCGCCTTTTGATGATTGCTTTCGCCAGATTTTCGGCGATTTCTTTGTGCCGTGGGATAGGCTCGATTTCTTTGCCGTTGGTGTAGATTATGTGGTTTCCACCCTCGCGGGCTTTCGTCCAGCCGTTCCGTTCCAGCATTTTGATTAGGTCTTTTTGTTTCATTTCCTCCTCCTTACATATATATTATACGCATTTTATGCGTATTTGTCAAGAGTTTTTATGAAATTTTTTCAAGTTTTTTCAAGTTTTTTCAATAAAAAAGCCCCGGATCGCTCCGAGGCTCTTTTTGTGGTTATATCATTTCCGCGAGTTCAAGAAGGGCGCGGCCGTGAGTTTTGAACATCTTATTCATGTAGCGGTCGATCTCGTCGAGGTAGTCGCTGCGCTTTCCGAAAACAGCGAAGCAGACGTCGTCCCATTCTTCTCCGTAGCGGTAGCGCAGGTTGACGATCAGCGTCTCGATCGGCTTCAGCTTCTCGACAAGAGGCTCCAACTCGTCCCAGTTCGTGGCGATCTCGTCCTCCTTTTGGCTCACCTTCTTTTTTAATTCTGTTATTCTATCCGTGAGCACTTCGGGCTCGCTTGTTCCTTTGTAGCCTCCGCCGCCGGGCATTCCGGAAAAGTTCGAGCCTTTGCAGGCGCCGTATGTGTACTCCAGTTCCACCTTTAGAGCTTCAAGTTTTTCAAGCATGTCGCGGTGAGAGTTGAGTCTTTCTTTTATCGGCTGTGTTTTCTTCATGGTGTCCCGCTCCCTCGCTATTCGTTGAAAATGTCGGCGATCTCCTCTCGCGGGAGTTCCTCGCCGTTTCGGAGGCATCTGACGCTCTGGCTGCCAGTCGCCCGGATGTATCGCTTGACGATGACGTCGACGAACTGGGGAGAGATCTCCATGATGTAGCTCTTTTGGTTCTTCGCTTCGGCCGCCATCATGGTCGTGCCGGATCCTCCGAAGGGATCAAAGACGCCCTCTGCGAAGTCGTTGTTGTCGAGAACGGCCTCGATCAGCTCGACGGGCTTCTGCGTCGGGTGCAGTTCGTTCCCTGATCGGCTCAGCTCGATGACGTTGCTGTAGCCTTTGTGACCATCGAAGCGGGTTTTGCCTCTGGATCCGAAAAGCAGTAGCTCGTGCTGAGATCTCCAGCCGACTCCCATGCCCGGCGTCTTTTTGTTCCAGACGATCATGCTCTTGACTCCGAAGCCTGCGCTCTCTGCGAGGTCGAACAGATATACCCACATTCTCCAGTCCGTGAAGATGTAGGCGAAGAGGCACGGGATGTCTGCCAGCGCTGCGCTGATCAAATTCTGATAGCCTCTGGTGCTGAGGATGTCGTTCGCTATCATCGGAAGATTTCCGTCTTTTCTCATGGTTCCGATGCTGCCGGTGCTTTTGTCGCTCTCTTTACTGCCTCCGGAGCAGTAGGGCGGATCGGTCAGGAGGATCTGAGGTCTCTCGCCGTTCAGGAGCTTCGCCTTGTCGTCTGGGTTCGTACTGCTGCCGCACATGACACGATGACGGCCTCCGAGGATCCAGATGTCGCCGTATTTTGTGACCGGATCGGCCGGGGGCTCAATAACGGCGTCCGGATCCTCCAGATCATTGTGTATTGCCTCGGAGAGGGCAGTGGCGAGATCCTTGTATTCGTCCTCTGAGTAGCCTGAGAGCTCGAAGTCGATCGCACCGGTGTCAATGTCCGCGAAGATGTCCGCGAGCATTTTGGAGTCCATCTCAGCCAGCTCTGCGATGCGGTTGTCAGCGGTCAGATCGGCGAGCTCCGCCTCCTCTGACTCATAGTTCTGATACTCGACCGGCACCTCTTTGAACTCCTCCAGCTGAGCGGTGAGGAGTCGACCGTGGCCTTTGACGATTAGACTGGAGCGGGTGCTCACTGTGATCGGGTTCCGCCAGCCGTTCCCTCGGATGATTTTGCCGAGCTTCTCGATCTGATCCTGCGGGTGTTTGTTCGGGTTCTTCGGGTTCGGCCGGAGTTCTCCGATCGGGACGATCTTGTCGTAGGCGCAGTAGACCGGGATACCGTCGGCGATCGCTCTCGGTTTGGTGTCATGCTTCATCGTTGTCACGTTTCTCCTCCTTGTTGATCCTCCGGCATTCGGCATCCGTCGCGTTTTTTGCAATTATCGTATATTTTGCCGGTATGTATTTCGCAGCGAACTCCTCGATCTCTCTGAGGGTGTCGTCCGTGAAGTATGCGCCGAACATTTCGGTCTCAGCATTTCGAGGGATCAGCAGGATCTCGTTCGTCTGATTGTTCACTAATATCTGACAGCTGCCGACTGTCGGGAAGTTTTCGAGGATCATGTCCTTGATGTCCTTCCGGGTATAATTGCCGGCGATCATGTTCCTGCGGACGATGCGCTTCTTCAGATCTCCGGTACTTTCACCGGGCTGTCGTTTCATTCCGTACTTTTTGGCCTCTGCGTCGACTCGTCTGCGGCGTTTGTTGTTTTCGGCCAGTGCCTTCGGCAGCAGTACGATGACCGCGATTACGATGACGGCAGGGAGAAGGCCGACCACGCAGAAGGACGGGATCAGAGTCGTCCACCAGCTCCAGCTTATGGCGCCTTCGAGCTTTATCGTGATAAATACGACCTGAATGACGAGCAGGACCATATATGCCAGCATCCAGAGGCAGCTGATCGTTTTCTTTGTTCCTTCATTCAGCCTCATTTGTGGCACCTCCTTCGGTCTGCGCCCACTCGGTTCCGGGGAAGCGCTCCTCTGCGATCTCTTTGTACTTTGCGGCGATCTTTTCGAGGGCCGCGTCGTATTCAGGGCCGTGCTCCAGACTGTCAGGGCCGAGCACGACGTGGGCGAGCTCCTGCGCGAAGACCTCAGCTGCGACCTCGATGCCGGCCTGAGAATTGATCAGGATATAGGGGACGGCGTCGGGGCCGTCCTCCTCGTTCGGGAAGGTGATGCAGCTGCACACGATTGTGCCCTCGTCGTCTCTGATGTCGGGGGCGTATGCTGCCTCATATCTGACGCCGGGATGCAGAGCCTCGAAGGCCTCGGCGACCATTGTGATCGGATCGTTGATAATGATGGGGTGCTTCATGCTTTTATACTCCTTTCGGTGCTTGTTTTATCGTGGTACCGCTTTGTCAGGCGGTTTCGGTATTTCTTTCGGGTTCTGCCTTTTTTGGCGTTCATCATGAGGTGGTTCTCTTTGCCGGTCGCCACTTCTCTGAGTTCTTCGTCTGTGGGCTGTATGCACTTTTTGATCTGATCCCAGAAGCTGCTGAACGCGCTCACCATTTCGCATACATACACGCCGCAGGCTTTCGCGGCGGATGCTATACCTTCCACTGCTTCAGCTATACTCGTTACGGCTTTTGCAGCGGCTTCACTCAGACGCCTCTCGTCCTCTTGGCTGAATATCATGTGCCGTCCTCCTTCTTACTCGCCGCGATCCTTGCAGGGATGACGACCTCGGCGTTGCAGCGTTCGCAGCATATTCCGTTTGTTACCGGTGCCGAGTTGTGTTCGTGCTTCGGTTCCACGGGGTTCCCACATATCGCGCATCGGCGCCACTCGTGCACCGACTCGAAGTAGCTGACGCCGTCGCACCCTCTCGGATGGGGGCGGCAGACGTGGGCGGCGGTATTGTGCCGGCAATTCGCGCAGAGCTCAGCGTTCCAGAGGCCCTGCTGTCCGAGCAGCTTTATCAGAGGGATCGGTCTGGGGTTCTCCAGTTTCCACGCATATCGGCCCGGCGTCCAGTCACCGACGGCCAGCTCGGTCGGGCTTTGCTTTGCGGCGAACTCCGTCGTGATCTTGATGCAGTCGACCAGATCCACGACTCAGATTGAGCAGCCGACCGGGAGATCCATGAGCTCGTTCATACCGAAGGTCTCGATGGCGACGTCCAAGGCGCTCTCGTGGGAGTTCTTCAGGATCCAGCGCATAGGCCTCTGGCCGGAGTGGATCAGGAGAGGGCCCCGGTATTTTGTGTACCAGCTGCGCGTCTCGTATTTCTTCAGCTCCTTCGAGATCAAGCTCGCGTAGGGCTGCCATATTGTCAATGCTTTCATGCGTTTTTTCTCCTTGCATGGGGAGGGGTGAGCCCTCCCCGTTGTTCCTTATGCGATTATCGTTATATGATCACGATCCGGAATGTCAGCCAGAGCAGCGACGAGGAAGTTCTTGATGTTTTCGACTGCCTGAGCTTTCCATCGGCCTCCATCTGCCTCTACAAGTTTGAAGATCGGAGTCTCGTCCCTCTCTTTACTTACGCGGAACACGAACTCGCTTGTGGGCTGTTCCACCTCCAAAAAAGTGCGGTAGGGGATCAGCTTCACGGGGTTCGGCACCAGCGCGGTGCCTCTGCTTGCCACTCCGGTTTTTATCACTGCCTGCTGACTGATGCCGTCGTCTGAGAAGGTAGCCTCCTGAGAGTTCACGATATTGCTCGCCACGATGGTGACAGCCTCCCGGTCGTCGCTTGGCATAAAGCAGGACTGCATGGAGATAAGAAAAGCCTCTTGATTATAAAAAGAGTTATAACAAAAATTAGGGAGCAGGGCATTGACCTCGAAAAGATCCTCGCGATCACGTTCAGACAGCAGTCCGGAGTATAGGTTCACCTGCGTGGGGCTCACCACCTGAATGATCATACGATCGCGTAGTTCCTCGCGGCTCTCTTTGATGTAGTCCACCAGAGAAGTGAGGGTGGTCGCTCTGATCGGCTCGGCTTTTGCTGCGACATCGTAGCGGGTGAGTCTTTTTGTGCCGTAGGTATTCCCGTCTATTTCGACGAGTTCAGTTTTTTCCGCCTCTACTGCCAGTTTTGCGATATATTCGATCGCTTCCTTGATACTTGTCATTTTTATGTCCTCCCGTTATGCTTCTTTTGTATTTTCATAAAGTTCGCCGGTCACCGGATTGAAGTCGATGCCCGGTTTCGGTTTTTTGCCTCTGTTTCTCAGATCCAGCACCTTGTTGATGGAGTGTGTCTGCTCCTGCGCGGCAGTTTCGGGAGCTGCCGGTTCTTCGACCGGTTCCAGCTCTGTGAGTGGCATCTGGTTGAACGCCTGATCGTATTCAGCGATCTCGATCTGGCCGGTTTTCATATTTACGCCCATGACTATCTGAGTGTCGATCGCTTCGGCCGCTGCGAGCTTGGTCTGGACTGAGATCGAAGTGCTCACCATTTGGCGGTTTTTGCTCGGCTTGAATTTGATATTGACAGTGATGCCGCGATTTGCGGTGGCTTCGGTGTTTTGGTCTTGGATGTTCTCGGCCACCTGACCGAGTGCCTCGTTGATCTTTTCGGCGAAGGCTCCACCGGCCAGCGTTTCAAGATTGATGCTGCTCTGCACTTTCTGCTTTTTCATTTGTTTTTGTCCTTTCTGTCATTTCAGTGTTGAGTGTCGGGATGCTGGGGTTCGTCTGTACTTTCATTCTTTCCGACTTCCTCCGTATTTCCGGAGATTTCCGCCGGAGTTCCGTCGCCTTCCGTGGGCTCTGCTTCCTTTTCCTTCAGAGCGAAGGTGTCGCTCATTTTCTTCATGATGGCGTCGGCTCTGGTGGGGCCGATGCCGTCGATGCTCAGAAGAGTCTCGCGGACTGTCCTGAGCAGGAGATCCGGCGTCGCAGCTTTGCGGCCGGCCTCGTAGCCCTTGATGTATACGTTCGTCACGTACCCAGAGAGCTGCTCGCGGTCCATGTTCTTGATGCGTCTATACGTAGTCCTGCTGAGGAGCTGCTGCTTGTTTGCCATGGTGGTGCCTCCTTATACATTCACACGCCGCCAGATGGCCTCGGTGGCGTCTGATCTTGTTGATTTTCTGCGGCCGCATGTCTCGATGATCCCCATGTCCTTCAGCTCAGTGAGGCGGGGCGCGACATAGTTGCGGTTGAAGTAGGGGATCGCGCCGGTGCTGACGAGCTCGTCGGTGATCTCGCTGGCGGTCATTTCTCTGGATCCGAGAAGATCGAGGATCTGCTTTGCGCGGCTTTTCACCTTCGGCAGGATCTTCTCGTAGCTATTGCGGCGGGTTTCTTTTGTCGTTTCGTTCATTTTGTTTCCTCCTTTTTCAGTTCTTTCCGGGCTTTGGCCATCAGCCACGACCTGATGCACTTCTCGCAGGTCTTGTTATCCGTATAGACTCGGCGGCACTGCATCGGGCTCTCGTGACGGCAGAGGCCAGCTGCCTGCATTATTTTGGCGGCGATCTTCACGGCTCTGGCTTCAGCTGTGTCCTTCATGTTCGATCTCCTTTTTTCTCTTTTTCTTCTGCCTCATGGCCTTCAGGATGCCGTGAGGGTAGTGAATCCACGCCAGCGCGAGGGTGAACACTGCATAAAGCAGGAGAGGGAGGGAGAGCGTGCCAGCGATCGCGATCAATAGCTCCGTCATTCCAGTCCCTCCTTCAGGGTGCATCGTGACGGCTCCGCATAGGTGACGCTGTTGCCGTTCTGAGGGATCAGCTGCACGAAGCCTCTGCGGGTTCCTTTTTCGTCGTAGGTGTAGCCGGTCTCTGAGATCCGCACGTACTCGTGGCCCTTAAATATGACCGGCAGGCACTTCTGAGCCGCTATGTCCGCTTCTCTGAGTGTCATCCGTCTTGTCCCTCCTCTCAGACGCTTCGGGCTGCTGTGGGCCCTCTCCCGTGCTTTTTTCGCTTATATCGCAGTCGCCAGTCTGGCGCGCTGGTTCGTTGGGGCTGACGATCCCGTGCAGGATCTTGATCACTCCGGCAGTGTAGGGGAGCCGGTACTGCTGCACGTCCCTCTCGGTGACGTACTGGCGGCCGTATATGGCCTTCATGTTCTCCCACACGCCCCACGGCACTCGATAGAAGTGATCGAAGCCGAAGCAGAGGAGGACGAAGCAGAGGGCGCCGAGCTTCTGGTGATCTCTGAGGTCGTCCATCTGCTCGTTCGTCAGACGTTTGCGCTCGAAGCGATCGGTGTCGGTTTGCTTTGCCTCGAAGCGAACGGACCGGCCTCCTCGCATTGTGCCGGAGAAGTCGACCTGCGCCTTCTCCGGCACAATGCGA